GCTGTTGTCCCATCCTGCATTAATAGTGAAACTGTTCCAGCCCCACCAACAAATAACTTAGTGCAAACTGTTGACAGCATGGTTGAATCGTGAGGTGTTACAGCCAATGCGCCTTCTGTAGTTACCTGGGCCATAATTTCTCCTTGAATTAAAAAAACAGGTAGGGGTGATTAGCCCCTACCTATAATATTAAGCATGAACTAGAACTGCATGAGCATTAGCACGACTCATACAAAGTGCGCCACGCCATGACAGACCCCAGTAATGCTCGTATCTGTCATACGGTCTCGGGGGCTTCCTGCTAATTTTCCCCTGACCTTCGATTTCCTTCATATACATATAATTCATATTCAGGAAATAACAACGCTTCGCCCAGGTTCCGCCGAGATCATCAAAGGTTGGATTCCAAACAATTGGAACACCTTTAAATTTCATCCCAGAAGTACCAAGTTCAGCTTGGAACTGATTTCCGGCATCCAGATTTACAGCACCGTAAGTCTTCAAAATGAAGTTTCTGTAACCATCAATGAATGTGCTTCCAGCCATAATATAATTAGGCCGTCCACCATTCTTGGTACAGTTTCTCCACTGAGTTTCCATAACGTCAAGTATAGTACCCGTAGTTGTCGCGGATGTTATTCCAGTCGCAACTTGGTTACGCCACCATGAGTTAGCCGATACAGACCGGTCGATGCCACCAACCGTACCCGATGTCGGAGTTGTTGATATTAAAAAATCCAGTCCTTCAATATCATCTGTACTCGCAGTACCATCTGCAAGTAGTTTCTGATCGAACTGCTCATCCCAACCTGCATCCAATACAGCAATCTGCTCATCGAGTAGATTAGTCAACTGGATTACTTCGGCGTCTGAATGAACCGCTTTCTTGTTGTCAGTAACGGTTACACCGTTCTGCAAAAGTCGGTCTTCATCGAGCGCGAAACCATCATGCGCTGCTCGCCAAGGATAAGTAGCTTGTTCAATGGTTGATCGGTTGTTATAAGTAACAACTTTTCTGCCATTGAAAAACTGGAAATTAGATTGATACCTGTAGCGAAGCTGAACAACCGCGTTCTGTTTGGCTCCAGGCATACTCTTTTTGGATGACATTAGTTTAGACAGCCAAGGCCGTTCTTGAACTATTTGGTCAACCGGTTTGTTTTTCATATAGTAATCTAGGGCAGTTTTACCCGCAATAGACAACTCTTCCGATGTAAAAGGCATAGCAACCTCCATGTCGCAGAAGGGCCATCCTAGCCCTATGCCGTGTTATTGTTAAGCGTTTTCTAATCCCAACATTACAGCTTCCTGCATTGTTTTGGGAACCTGACTCCCAACCGTGGATGTTGTCGATTGTATCGGAGTAGGAGCGCTTGTTTTTAAATTCTGCTTCTGCGCTGAAGTATCAAAACCCATAGTTTCGTATAAATCACGAATAACAGTCGGCCATTGTTCTGGAGGGTAGTTCTCCCTGACTTTTGCCGCTTGTTCTACCAGTTTTGCTTCTTTAGCACTAAAGTTAATATCAGTCGATTTCATCTTGCCCATATAAGCACGAACCTGATCCAACGACTGTTGTTCTATATTTTTCTGATTACTGGTTGTTTGCTGTTGTTCCTGTTGAGCATTTTGCGCCTGTTTGTAACTTGCAAGCTCACGTTCTGATTTTGCAATTCGCAAAGCGTCTTCACGAGACAACTCATAATCATCCACTCGCTTCTGTAACTCTGGATGACCTTCCAATAAATCAACACCTGGAACTTCCTTGCCAAGCAACTGGGAGATACGAATTATTTCATTCTGTGCTGTCTGTAAAGCGTATTCCAGTTCTTTCGGGTCTTTAGATACAGCCGTTCTTCCATAATCAATCAGATAACCAAATTCTTCCGGTGTCATATTAGAATCCTGAACTGTCTTATGGATTTCCTTTAAAGCACCTTGAGCTTCACCTAATTGAACAGATTTAGACTTGTTATCCTCTACAAGATTCCGAAAACGTTCCTGAGCTTTTGGTTTAAGACCAGCAGGTTCTGAATAAATATCATCATCCGCTTCATCTTCAACCTCTGACCTGGATTCCGGCTTAACATCCTCGGCTACCTCATCCGGTATTTTTTCCTCTTCTGATTCATCTTCTGATAAAGCCTTTTTAATTGCTTCAACAGCAGTTTCATCTTTTTCGGTGGATGAATCCGTTTTTTCATCCGTTACTGGAGGTTGCGAATCCTCTGTTACGCTTTTTTCAGCCGGTTGCGACTCCGGTGTTACGCTTTCCTTTATCTCCTCTGCCGGTGACGATTCCGGCTGTTCTGTCGTTTTAGTCATAAATCCTCCATGATTTGACTATTATTTAGTTACTGGTTTATTCATTTGTCGTTCTTTTATTCTGAACTCCTTATCATCACGTTGATCCTGTGCTTGCATATCACTAAATTTCATTTCAGCATCCATCATGTCACGGCGTTGTTCGTGCATTTGCTGTCGATCAGAGCGATCCGCTTCTTCCTGTGCCTTGTATGCCGTGATTGCTTCTTTTGCCTTGTCACCCTCGGCATCTTCTTTAAATTTATCAGCTTGTGCAAGATTCTTAACTGTTTTGGATTTAGTTTCCTCAAGATCAGCTTTTAATTGCTCCATTTGAACCGCTTGCAATTCCATTTGTTCCTGCATAGCTTTCATCTTATCTGGATCTTGCTCGCTTGTATCTTCTCTAGGCAAGAATTCGTGAATATCAAAACGCTCATCCATTCTTCGCATTGTTTCCTGAGCTACCAGAATCAACGAATCAGCAAGATCCTCTTGACCATTTGTACGCAATTCACCAACACCCTGTATCAGTTCGGTAATTCTTGGCAGTAAGAATTGCGCCCATGTCTGAGCCATTTGCTCACGATCCGGTTTACCGGAAGAACCTGCCTGGATCTGTATTTTCAGGTTATTAAAAATCTCAGACCTGCTCATGTCATCAGGCCAAACAGAACCGTCCTTCATTTTTCCACTAGGTTGTCCAGTTTGTTCATCTATCTCTGGGATAGCTTCCGGCCCTGCAATTTCAACTACCTGTTCCTTCGTCAATGTTTGAAGCAATATTTCCAAGGAAGATTGTGCAACACGTTCAAACCAATCTTCTATTTCATCGGTATCAGCACTTATCTGAGTACCCGTTTCCTGTGAAAGTAACTGTGCTTCGCCTAAAGTACGAGATCGGTTTGATTTTGGCTGGGTAACTTCACCCTGACCAGAAACACGTTCAATATCACGTTCTGTATGATCCGTACTATAAACAGCCGGATCAACCGGAGGTGGTGAAAATACTTCGATTGAATTTTTGACAGACTGCCCTGGCTGTCCCTCAATTAATGAAATCTCGCCAATCTCTGCATTTTGCAACTGTTTGGCATCTCTTTCATTAACCTCAGCACGTTTTCCAACCCAATGAGGAATCGCAATATCCCTGTGTTGCGCAAAACGTGTTCTTGCAGAATTATGTTCATCCTGCAATTCCTTGACAAGAGCAACTTCAGATAACGGATAAAACTGACCGTCAATAATATTGATACCCATTGGAAAATAAGGGAACCATTGCTCGCAAGTGATCGGAGGAACAACAGCATCCTGAAGAAATTCCTGAGCGCCTTCCGGCAAGTAACGGATTACTTTATTATTGCGATCATGTATCTCATACACACGCAAAATTTCGTTATCCGCTTGCTCAAAATCCCCCTTATTATCGACATTAGGAATATTATTAGCATCTCGACCGCCAGGAACGAACATTTTCGTGCCGGGAGGTACTTCACCCCAACGCCGTTTAGCGTCAGCGACTGTCATTAAAATGCCTTCTGCTATAAACGGAGCATTGACATAGTCATCAAAATTGCGAATAGTGCTAATATCAATAATCATATTAGCGCTATCAATGACATCAACAATTAATCCTTCACCGACAATCACATCTTTTTCATGCTCAAGAGCCTTTAACAGATCCTTTTTTTCACGAATCAAACGAGCCTTATGATCGCGTTGTTCAGGGTCTTTTATCTGTAACTTCAGATATTCCAGTTGTTCCAAATCATCTCTGGCATCCTTAATACGACCTATGATAAGTGGGCTTTCCTCTGTTTCTGTCTGGTAATAAATCTTTGCCCAACCTATACCCGTAGTCTTGGCCGCACGAAGACAAGCCTTCGCCCTACGCTTGAGTTGGGAAGCCTCAAATACCCGATTCAAAACAATTTCAGCCGTTTTACCGAACAACCGCATTGGCTTTAAAGCACCAAGCGCTACATTCTCCGTAGGACGAATAGAAAATTGCGGATTTCGCGCATAAGAACTATTAACCGCTTTTCTTATAAGCGCTTGAACAAGATTAGCCCGTACAAGTTGATTACTGCCATCGTCATGTTGTTCGCCTAAAACATATTGTCGATGTTCCTTAATCTTCTTATGAAACGGCCCCATAGTAATGGTTGCCATTTCAATACGTCTTTTCCAGTAATTCGCAGAATCTTTTTCACCCTTCGGCGGCTCTCTATCCTTGTTTCCAGGCTTTTGAAACCCGGATTCACGGATTGCAGATGTTACTTCATCCTGAATATCCGCCATTTGGATTAACCAGCATTCATAATATGAAACGAGACAGAACCATCAGTATAAGCTGTGACCGTCCCTTTAATGTATTTTGGCAGAGTTACGGTTGGGCTAATTTGATGTAAGGCATTAACCCCAGCCATATCTACATCTGCTGGATCCCATAGATCAGACCATGTTGAATTATCATCTGAACCTTCAACCTTAACATTCATTGTGGCATTACTCGTATATTCTGTAAGTAGTACCGCACTCGTTCCTGGTAAATTTGGGGTAGTCTCATTCGTAACTACAGCAGTAGAAGTCGCTGAAGAAAGAACTGCCCCGATTATTGTTTTTGTTAACATTGATCCGTCTCCTAAAAAGAGTTTTAATTACAGCCTGTAAATACTTTTGTCGATTTCCGGCTGGTCTAAATCAACAATATAATCAAACGACATATATTTGTGTCGTGCTTTTGGCACGATTTCACGAATATACTGATGACGACTTACCAGTGAATAACGCCATTCATCACCGGCATGGTCTTCTTGATTTTTAGTCTCCACATCTTCAGGTTTGTTTTCATCTATCTGTAAAACAGGTACTGTCCTAATAAAATGCCGGCTGTTGGCAAACACTTTAAACATCCCTTCCAGTAAAAATTGGTTACAAACAGCCCAGCCGTTCTCGCGGCTGTTAGGCCCACCCTTTGCCGGCCACCATAATAGTCCTTCATCGCGAAACAGTTCAAATATAGTTATGCCTTCGCCTTTAGAGAACCAACATGATGAATCAGCTGGGTTGTTCCTAAATTCTATTCCTTGCGCGGTTTCATATTTTTCTGCCTCTCTGATTTTTCTTGATACTTCTCTAACTGATTCTTTTGTGCCAATGTTGGCTTCTCCTCCCCATCCATAAAGTTCCCTATACCGGTATATGATTCCGTCTGGATCAACCGTGTACCAACCAATAGAGTAGGGTTTAGTACTTCCCCAGTCCATCGCTCTCCACCTCGGCCATGTTTTCGGTATGCGAAACGCTTCAATAATGTGCCGCTTAGGGTTCCATGAAGAAAAGAACTGACCCTCAACAACATCCCATCTCCCGTCTAACAGTTTTTTCCGGTCACGCTCTGGAAGTTTGAGTAGCATCTCTCTATAACCCGAATCACTAAGATGCGGGTTATCTTCCAGCCGTGCCGGTATAAATTGCCTGAATGATTTGGCAATTTCCCCATCAACACGTTCCGCATGGACGAATCTTGTTCCAGTCCCATCATTAGGTACTCGCCAATATTCCTTAACCCATGCGTGACCACGCCCACCAGGGTTAGTAGACGCTCGTGTATAACACTTTATCTTGGGATTAATTGAACGTGTTCTGGACTGCAAGTATTTATAACATACCGGCGAAGCCCAATGTGTCAACTCATCCCAACCAACCCATTGATACTCGTTTCCCTGATGCCTGTATCTATCTTCATCTTTATCCATGTACGAAAATAATATTTTCGCACCAGATGGAAAACGCCATTCGTGATCCGTAGTATTATAAACCGCGCCAGGAAAAATCTGTGGATATATTTCCTTTGAACGATCTACCAATTCGCTTAACTCTGGAAAAGTCTTGCGAAACAAAATAGCTCTATAACGCGACCACTTTAACGCTTCCTGCGGCAGACCCAGCATATCAATCAACAAAGAATCAGATTTACCACCACCCGCTGATCCGCCATACAATACTTCGTCAAATGAACTTCCTAAAAATTCCCCCTGTTTATCAGTAGGTGTCCATAGGCATTCACCCTTACGGTTTTCTATCGCCAGCGTTGACATCTATCTCCTCAACAACTGCTGTTTCTGTTACGTCAATTATATCTTCCGGTAAATCCGGCAACGCCAGTTTATTAGGAACCATAACAAAATTCAACGTATGTTCCTGTTCTACCTTAACATTTTTAGGTGATAAAGCTACACCCATATCCATAAATTTCTTATGGTTTTGCGGATCTTTGCCGAAACTTACCAACGCTTTCACGCCGCCTAGTTTCTTATAAGCCCTTATCCAGTCCTCGTGAAAACTAAACGGTTTGGCAGGGCCGCGTTTAGTAACCGCCTTTTCCACCCTTACCACCCTTCTTTTTCTTTTTCTTATGACGACCTGGCATTAGAATCCTCCTGAAAATTTGATAGTACTTTTACCAACTCTTCTTTTTCTAGTTTTTCCAGCACGACCACGATTGTATTTAGCCAATTCCTCATTAGAAGTTCCAAGACTGGGTATTCCTTTTCTCATAGCGTCAACATCTTTCCGTATCCGCTTGACATCTTTATTAGATAAAGATTTAACATATTTTTTTGGCTTCGCCATCGTACCCCCTAATTATTCAACAGATTTAGATTCATATGATAAATATAAACCTCAAATGGTCTTGAGTGAACATAATTATAATATCTCAATAAATGTTCTACTATTTCATCTGACATATATCGTCCAAACAATCTTCTTGGTAAGTTCGTATTGATACCCATAACCATTCTTCTTTACCCAGTTCTTTATAGAACGAAGGTGTACCCTTTGTCAAGTATTGATGATTAATAAAACCCTGAGTAATCCAACGCAATTCATGGTTCTGTGATCTTGGAAGCTGTACTACCGCCTGACAATGAGGTGCTGGTTTATTGTCAAGAATCTGGTAGCGAAAAGCTATCCCATCAAATTCAACCAGTAAAGTCCTGTCTGGCAGGGGATACCATCCAGTCGCCTCTTCAAAAGGAGGAACTGAAGGCATTTCCGTCATCGCATTTTTCGCAAATATAAAAATCGAAAAAACAGCGATTAAAATAATCATATATAAACGAGTCATTCGCGCTCCATAAGACTTTTAAGCCTTTTCTGCAATCTCAACAAATCCTCCCTGATTTGAGATTTTCCGGTAATAATACATTTAATATTACCCCTTGCATCTATAATACGACAATCATAAGGGCCGTACTCCGCACTTTGTCTCAACCTGGGTCTAAAAAAATCAACCGCAGGGGAATCAGCGATCACCGTTTATTATCCCTATTTGCTCCTCATACTTTTTAACCAAACCCTCAATCTCAATCGAATATTCCCTTAAACTGGAATAGTCATCATCCGGCAGACATTGCATATTCTGTTGGCATTCCACCCATCGCAATTCTGGAAGATCAGGCTTTAAATAAACAGGGTAAAATCCGCTACCGATCCCTTGGCAGCCGAGGAAACCAACGACTAATCCCAGTACCGTTATCGCTCTTAATCTTCGCCTGTGTTTCCTTATCAACTCTAAAAGCCATCTCATTGATTTTACCCACACCCTTTATATTATCTTCCATTTGCTTGGCAGCCCTGATCTTGCCGCCAACCCAGATCAAATACACAACAACCGACATTCCGGCAATAATAGTCGCAATAAGCATTATTAAACCTTGGTTGTCATACCATGACGTATTGCTACAAAACTACCAAACCCAAGCATCTCATACCAGCCTTCAGGCATCTTACCAAATCCCATCATCTCACAAGCAACAGAACCTACAGCAATAAAACCAAGAATATATGTTTTTTTACCCTTTATCATTCCCATCAAAGAAGACATCGTTACCTCCATTTTTAGTAAAATTTTTAACCTCCAGACAACCTATATTGGTATCCGGCGGTAATCCTATTTCAACTGCCTCGTTAACCCTTTTCACACACTCCGTCCTATTCGGGAGATGTTCTAAAATAACCATCTCCTTTATCTCCATCGGCCCCATAAATATTATCAACAACAATAACCACACTAATACGTCCAGATAACTGGGTTTGTTTTCGCATAATCCGTATCAAAATGTATAAAATCATTACCTATTCCAATCCGCATTATACCTATAGACTGAGCGCATTGTACCATACGATACCTTAAAAGTGAATTTGTGACAGAAACATCACTCGCCATACCCCATAAATGACTGCTATTTTCAGATCCACCCACCTTTTTATTATGCTTTTTACAGCGAAAACCACTCGTAATCTTCATGGGACTGCCGAACTCTTCACGAAGATACTGAAGCTCTCCTACAAAATCGTGATCCATTTCAGACATACCACAACACGGGCAAGCAAACTCGTCTGTTCTAAAATTTTTTGTAATGTATTCCTTGTGAACTTTCATCAGTTTGCCTTATCCTGCTTTTTAAACAACTCGTTAAGCATTATGCGTGTACGATCTTCCAAAGGCAAGTCATTAAATTCCTCCTCAAGCTCGATCTCATACACAGCCGCAGCAGACCCAGCGTCAAAGCCGTCCTCGTAGCCCTTCTTGTATGCCGCTTCTTCCATTGGAGTCATATTTTTCATTTTTTAAAAACAGACACGCGGTTGTAAGTAAGGGACGCGTAGGTGGTCGCGGGTGCATGGGGGGATGGAGGAGTCCCAGAGCGCCGGCCGAGTCCCAACAGCCGAGTGTCTTCATTATTAAATGCGCACGTGTACGGGCACAATCGCGAGGGTGGCTCGATCCGGGCCGAACAGCCAGCCCGATCCGAACAGCCCGATCCTTCCAGATCCGAGCGCCGCACGATACCTGGGTTTGCACTCGACAGCCCGAACAGCCGGCCAACAGCCCCGGAACAGCCCGGATAAACAAATAAGGCAACGACCGGCAGATCCGAAGACCTACCGACCGCCACCTATCGAGGAGGAGAAGGCCGACCTCAATAAGAAGATAGCAGAAACCAGATCACCGGCCAACCGACCAGACCGCCGGAAGACCGAGCCGGCAGAAAAGATCCGGCCCAAGATCGCCGGCGCTTGAATACTCCCCCCAAGATCACCGGATATTTCCCCGACCCAAAAACCCAGAAACCCCACGACCCAGACATCAGCCCCGACCCAGATCGGAGACCCAGAGCCAACTCAGAGACCCGATCCGAGCCGATCCGACCCGACCAGCTGCAAACCAGAGACCCGAGCGCCTCAGATCAATTACCCTGGTCTCACATTCAAACCAGAAATTCCGGCCAATTAATCACCGGCCAGACCCTTGCGAACAAGTAAGGCAACCACTAATGAAAATAAATATACGATTTAGCTTGACAGAATATAGACGAATAACGGATAATCACACTACAAAATTAACCTTATAAACAGAGGCCGAAGACCATGACCGACAAGGAAATGATCGCCACCCTTGAATCCCTACCCATGAAAACGGTATTAATACCGATAGGAAAACAGCTTAATCATGGGACTTTCGGATTCGACTATTTAAAGGAT